TGAGTGGACAGGCAGGAGCAAACCAAAAAACCACGACCAATACCCACACGAAATGAAAACCCGATGGGTTAAGGAGATAGGAGGCAAAAAATGAACATCGACTGCGGAAAATACATAATCAAAAGCGACCCGCTTAACCTGTGGGTGGAGGAAAAGTACAAGACCAAGAAAGGCGACGAAGCCACAAAGGTAGTTACAGGCTATGCGCCAACCTTTGAACTGCTCCTGCAGAATTTTGTTAAGAGACGTTTACGATCGAGTGATGCCGAGACTGTCAAAGGCTTTTTGAGCGATTTAGCGCAAGCAGAAAGAGATTTACTCGACCTTGCGGAAAAAGCTGGCACAAAGTTAGATGAGAGGACGGTGAGGGCAGATGATTAGTGACTGCATACTGGCAGACAAAAAAGGGTGCAAAGGGCTTAACCAGAGACACCCTCATTGTGGGTCTAAGCTCTGTCCGTTTTATAAGACGGCAGAAATGGAGAGACAGAGCCAGGAGTATTGCCGTAAGAGGTTAGAGGGTATGGCGGCAGAGTTTAAGACGCATTACAAGATTAAGGGGGGGAACTATGAAATTGAACCGTAAAGAATGGACTCTCGCATTGTCTAAAGGCATGGTGATAAATAGCGCATTAATTATCGGAAAGGCTGATTGTGCCCGAGAGGGGCTAGCATGGCTTTCGGTGTTGATTCTAAGCCTTATAATTCTTGGCATCGCAGAAGAATCGGGGGAAAGGTGATAAATGAACGTCAGACCATTGAATGAAAAGAAATATAAAATCAGCAAGTATAGATTCAAGGAGTTGTATTATTTCTGCCTCCAATATAACGATTGGACAAAAGAGATTAGAGAGAATCGTATGCTGTCAAGTATTGAGCAAGGAGAAGGCAAAGGAAATAACATCGGCAGACCGACGGAGAATGCCGGCCTGCGGAATGCAGACCTCACGGAAAGAGTTAAATTGATAGAACAGACTGCCATCGAAGCTGCACCAGATATCTATCAATACATATTACTCGCAGTGACAAACGAAGGGTATTCTTTTAACTACCTCAAGATGATGAAAGGAATGCCATGTGAGAAAGACAAATTCTATGACCGTCGGCGAAAATTCTTTTATCTTTTATCGAAAAAAATATAAAAACCGCACTCACGGGACAAAAAACCGTGCTATTATGATAGCATGGAAATGAGAGCGAAGATAGAACCTTCATTTCCAAGCATGGTCCAAGGGATTAAATAATTAAAAAAAGAATGGAGGTAACTCCTTCACACCAATATATTGTCGCTCTGATGGACCATGCGAGATACTCTCCTTTATTTTATATAACGGCCAATACAAAGCATCATCTTAGCGGTGGTGCTTTTGTTGTTGGCAAATTATGCCGAATGGTGTAGAATTAAAAAAGAGAGGAGTGTGAGTAATGAATTATAATGCGATAAACCCAAACTTTAAAACATCTACATATAGTGACGACCAAATTTTGGATGTAGATGCTTTACTGCGTCTGATTGATGAATCTAATTTCTATCTAAAATTTAGAAAAGGTTACGTCACTTCTGTTGACTTTGATTATATCACGAAAGCGAATTTTGATTTGGATAGACGTAGCGAGGTGGTCGGAGTTAAAACAGAAGAAGAGAAAGAAAAGACTCGAAAAAATATAAAATCAGTTGAGAATTATTTGCAAGAACTCACTGGTAAAAAAATTCATTTAACCTTTATTTGCCGCGGTGATGGAGAATGTGCGTTATACGATGCAAACAAATTTCAGTACGACAGGATAAATGATATTTTGATTAAAGAATTTAGTAGAAGGTAAAACCTCCCGGCGTCCTTCGGACCCGGGGTCTTTTTATACAACAAAACCAACGAATGAGAGGTGGTGAGGCTGATGGTATTAACCGAAAAACAGAAGATATTTGCAGACGAATACTTGATAGACCTTAATGCCACCAGGGCTTACAAGGCAGCATATAAATCATGCAGGAAGGATACGACAGCAGCAGTAAATGGGTCTAATTTACTAAGGAACACTAAGGTTTCAAAATACATCGAAGAACAGCTTGAAAAACTCCACTCAGACCGCATAGCTGATGCTCAGGAGGTTATGGAATATCTAACGTCAGTCATGCGCAGGGATAAAAAAGAAAAAGTGGTTGTTACCCTGAGCAAGGAAACCAGCAAGTATCTTCCTGACGAGAACGGAACAATGAGAAAACAAACAGTCAAAGAAGAGGTTCCGGAGATTGTGGGAATACCGGCGAAGCTGTCTGACGCAAACAAGGCAGCAGAGTTATTAGGCAAGAGATATAGACTGTTTACAGATAAGCTGGACGTTACCGGTGCAGTACCAGTCATGTTTGCAGGAGAAGATAATCTTGAAGAATAACGCAATCAGAATATACCTTCCAGATGTGATTGGCAAAGGATATCGTGATTTCTGGAACTTCAAAGGCAGATATAGAGTTGTGAAAGGTAGCAGGGCTTCAAAGAAATCGAAGACCACTGCTTTATTTTTTATCTACATGCTGATGAAATACCCGCAGGCTAATTTATTGGTAGTGAGAAAAGTGTTCAGAACTCTAAAGGACTCTTGTTATGCTGAGTTGAGCTGGGCGGCTAAGAGACTTGGAGTCGACCATTTGTGGGACTTTAAATCGTCACCGCTTGAAGCAATCTACTTGCCGACTGGCCAGAAGATATACTTTAGAGGATTAGACGATCCTTTAAAAGTAACATCCATAACAGTAGACGTCGGAAGCTTATGTTGGATGTGGATAGAAGAAGCCTACGAGATAACCAAAGAAGCTGACTTTGACATGCTTGACGAATCAATACGAGGAGAAGTGCCAGGAAACCTCTTCAAACAAATAACGCTTACATTTAACCCGTGGAATGAAAAGCACTGGATAAAGAAGCGTTTTTTTGATGTTATTGATCCAGAGATATTTGCCAGGACCACGGACTACCGTTGCAATGAATGGCTAGATGAAAGCGACCGAAAAGTCTTTGAGCGAATGAAAGAGAGCAACCCAAGGCGATATCAGGTAGCAGGACTAGGAAATTGGGGCATTGTTGACGGATTAGTATTTGAGAACTGGAAAGAAGAGTCCTTTGACATTAAGGCCATTAAGAAGAATGTGGATATAAAGTCGGCATTTGGATTAGACTTCGGCTATACAAATGACCCAAGTGCACTGTTCTGCGGTATGGTTGACCAGGTATCTAAAGTAATTTATGTTTTTGATGAGTTATATAAAAAAGGACTTTCAAACGAACAGCTGTATACAGAGATAGATAGTAAGGGATACCGAAAAGAAAAGATTACCGCAGACTCAGCAGAGAAAAAGTCTATAGACAGATTATATACACTTGGCCTGTCTCGCATTAAGGCTGCACGAAAGGGACCGGACAGCATACGTAACGGAATAGATACTATACAGGATTATAAGATTATCATTCATCCTATATGTGTTAACTTCATTACGGAGATTAGCAACTACACTTGGGACAAAGATAAATTTGACAATAAGCTGAATAAGCCAATTGATGACTTCAACCACTTAATGGACGCTATGCGTTACGCAATGGAAGATTTCGGCAAAGGAGAAACATTCAGTTTTGATTAGAGGTGAATCAATGTTTAATTTTGGATTTATAAATAGAATAAAAACAATGGTGTCTCAGGGAGCTGCAGAGAAGATGACTGACTTACAGTTCATTGAAAGAGAGCTGACCAACTTCCTCCACTCGCCAGGGCGCAGAGTCATGATTGACGGCGAACGCTACTTCAAGGGGAAGCAAAATATTTTACGAAAGAAAAGAATGGCTATAGGAAATGATGGTGAGCTTACAGAAGTAAAAAATCTTCCCAATAGCCGCATTGTGGATAACCAGTACCGAAAGATGGTGAACCAGAAGAAGAATTATCTGCTCGGGCAGCCGCCCACATTCCAATGTGATGATGACAGGTATAACGAACTGCTGAAAGATATTTTTGACAAGAACTTTCTCCGACTATTAAAAAATACTGGAGCTGATGCACTGAATTGCGGATTAGGTTGGATCTTTGTATATTACGACGAAGAGGGAAGGCTATCATTTAGACGATATAAACCTTATGAGATATTGCCTTTCTGGTCTGACGCAGAACATACGAGACTGGATGCAGCGGTGCGGGTTTACGGCGTAACATCTTACGAAGGGGTTAATCCTAAAGTTATTCGTAAAGTCGAAGTTTATGGGCAGGATGGAATTACATTTCTTGAGAGGAATGATTCGGGTGTCCTGGTTCCGTGCGAGCCGTTTCACCAGTCATACTTTACCGTGGCTAGAGGTAATAACACGGAAGAACTTAATTGGACAAAGATACCATTGGTTGCATTCAAACGTGATGACATGGAAACGCCTCTGATCAAGGCCGTCAAATCATTACAAGACGGACTCAATGAAATAGAGTCCAAGTTTAAAGATGCAATGGATGAAGACCCGCGCAATACCATCATAGTCTTAGTCAATTATGACGGCACCAATCTGGGTGAGTTCCGGGAGAACCTAGCTACTTATGGCGCGGTAAAGGTCAGAAGCACAGACGGCTCAAACGGCGATGTCAGAACGCTTCAAATCGAGGTCAATGCCGAAAACTATAAAGCCATCTTGGAAATCTTTAAGAAAGCCATTATAGAGAATGCTATGGGCTATGATGCGAAAGATGATCGCTTGGCAGGTAATCCAAATCAGATGAACATACAGTCCATGTACAGCGATATTGATTTAGACGCCAATGACATGGAATCGGAATTCCAGGCGGCGATGGAGGAACTGCTGTGGTTTGTAAATTGTCATTTTGCAAATACAGGCCAGGGTGATTATTTTAACGTTCCAGTAAAAGTAATTTTTAATAGAGATATGCTTATCAACGAGTCTGAGATTATAAACGATTGCAGGAACTCAGTAGGCATTATATCCAACAGAACTATCGTTGCAAATCATCCTTATGTTGACGACGTAGAAGCGGAACTTGAGCAGCTGGAGAAAGAAAAGCAGGAAGCAATAGAACAATATGGAGATGCTTTTGGCGGAAATGTAAAGATTCCAGTTAGGGAGGGCAACGAAGATGAAGATTAACGTTTTGGGAACCGAATATGAACTCAAAGAGATAGAACCGGACAATGATCCCACGCTTGCTGGTAAAGATGGGTACTGTGATAGTAGCATTAAATTATGTGTTGTCGACGCAATGAATCATTACGAAGCGGGAATGAAAGAGAACCTGGCAGATTATAAGAATTCTGTTAAAAGACATGAACTGATTCATGCTTTTTTGTATGAATCCGGGCTTGACTCTTGCAGTTCCTGGGCACAGAACGAAGAGATGATTGACTGGATAGCGATTCAAGCACCTAAAATATTCAAAGCGTTTAAAGAAGCTGATTGCCTATGAAGAATAGTACATACTGGCGGAAACGGTACGAAGAACTTGAGAAAGCTTTGAACAGATACGGACTGAAAGCCTATGCGATGATACAACCAGAGTTTGACAAAGCAGCCAGGGAGATCAACTTGGAAATCGAGAAATGGCTCAACCGCATTGCCAAGAACAATGAGATTAGCATGTCCGCTGCGAGGAAACTGCTGGACAAAGACCATCTGGCAGAATTCAAGTGGTCCGTCGAGGAATATATAAAGTACGGGCAGCAGAACGCCATGAGCCAGCAATGGATGAAGCAGCTGGAGAACGCTTCGGCAAAATACCATATCAGCAGGCTGGAAGCGCTCAAGTTACAGACCCAGCAGGCGGCGGAGGTTGCCTTTGGGAATTATCTTGACAGTGTCGACAGTATGGTGAGGCAGTTTTATTCTGAGAGTTACTATCGTTCTGCATTCGAGCTACAGAAAGGTTTTGGCATCGGTTGGGCGCTTGATTCCATTGATGATAATAAGCTGTCAAAACTAATTGCAAAGCCCTGGGCGGCTGATGGGAAGAACTTCTCTGACCGTATTTGGACAGCCAAGTCTCAGATGATAAACGACCTTCACAGCGAGTTGACAAGAACCTGTATTTTAGGCAAAGCTCCTGACAAAGCTATAAACCATATGTCCCAATACGTGAACAAGAAATTTAAGAATGCAAAAATACAGGCCGGAAGGTTGGTTATGACCGAACAGGCATTTTTCAGTGCAGCCGCACAGAAAGACTGTTTTAACGATATAGGTGTGGAAGAATTTGAAATCGTTGCGACACTTGACAGCCGCACATCGGCAATCTGCCAGGAGCTGGACGGAAAGCACTTCCCGATGTCACAGTATGAACCCGGGGTCACGGGGCCGCCCC